TGAAGGTCACAAAGTTGTCGGTGAAGATTTCCAGTTAGCAACTGCTGCTGATATCGTTGCCGATCCTTCTGCTCCTGACGCTTTCGTCAATGGAATTATGGAAGGAAAAGAGTGGGTTTGGGACGGAGGTATGCTCCGTGAACAACTCGCTGAAAGAACTGAGAAGAAAATTGAGTCCCTTGTTCAACAAAGGGCACTGGAGGAGCATAAACTCCAGTTGTGGAACGATTTCTTATCAAATCTTTGATTTATAAATAAATATAGATTAATACATTTTAATCAATAATGTCCGTTGGTAGCAATTTACAAGAAATGGAAAACGTAGTAACCAAAGGGGCAGCATCAGCCGATCCAATGCCTTCTTCTGGCATCCCAGTTGAAGACCTCGGCGGTCCTACTCCCGAAAACAACAGCCCTACTGATGATTCTAACAAGCTGAAGGATCCAGCAGCGACTCTTGCTCAGGTGAGAGACGTTGTTAATGCTAAAGCTGCTAGAGCAGAAGAAGTAGAGGTGGAAGAGGATCAAGAGGTCGTCGCTGAAGCAGAAGAAACCGAGGAAGAAGTAGTTTCTGAAGAAGAGACTACCGAAGAGGAGGTTGTTGCTGAGTCCGAAGAGACTACTGAGGAAGTCATCCAAGAAGAAGAGATTGACATCGAAGGCGATGTTCAGGCTCTGCTTGAGGGTGAAGAACTTTCTGAGGAGTTCCAAGAGAAAGCACGTACCATTTTCGAAGCCGCCATCAAGACCAAGGTTACCGAAATTAAGGAGAACCTTGAAACTGCCTACCAGCAGGCACTGGTAGAAGAGCTTGAGACTATCAAGGAAGGTCTGACCGAGCGTGTCGATTCCTACCTTGAGTATGTTGCAGACGAGTGGATTCAAGAGAATGCACTTCAAGTCGAGCATGGTCTCAAAACTGAGATGACTGAATCCTTCCTTGAAGGTATGAAGTCACTCTTTGAAGAACATTATGTAACTATTCCTGAAGATAGATATGATGTCATCGAGAGCATGGTAGATAAACTTGATGAAATGGAGAATAAACTCAACGAGCAGATTGACCGCAATGTTGCTCTTAATCGCAGATTAGCTGAGTCTACTTCTGATGTAATTTTCTCAGAAGTTGCCGAAGGTCTTGCACTTTCGCAGAAGGACAAGTTCGCTTCTCTCGCTGAAAATGTTGAGTTTGAAAGTGAAGCAGACTATCGTGAGAAGCTTGTAACTCTGAAGAAGTCTTACTTCCCAGAGCAGAAGAGCACTCAATCTGAAACTACCGAAACTATTTCTGAAGGAGTCATTACTGAGTCTACTCAGCAAGTCACCGGAAGAATGGAGTCCTATCTCTCAACACTCGGTAGAGTTTCTAAAAAGTGATTCCTAAATCATAAACATTCAAACTAACTTTTTTTAGAGGTAAATTTCAAATGCAAATGCCTAGTTCCCAGGTATTGCAGGAGAAGTGGGCACCCCTTCTCGACTATGAAGGTCTTGATCCTATCAAAGACTCCCATCGTCGTGCAGTAACTGCTCAACTCCTGGAAAACCAAGAAGTCGCTCTTAACGAAGAGAAAGAATTTCTTTACGAGACCCCAACTGTTAACACCAACTCTGGTACCAACGCAGGTTTCTCTGCTGACGCCGCTGCTGGTGGTCCTGTTGCTGGTTTCGACCCTGTTCTGATCTCCTTGATCAGACGCTCTATGCCTAACCTGGTCGCTTATGACCTCGCTGGCGTACAACCAATGACTGGTCCTACTGGACTCATCTTCGCGATGCGCTCCCGTTATGCCAATCAGTCTGGCACCGAAGCATTCTTCAACGAGCCTGACACCTCCTTCTCTGGTCAGGACACCGATGGCGATCGTACCAGTGGATTCTCCAATGGTGCAGTTGGTTTCGGTACTACTGGTGGTACTGGTCTGACCGGTGCAACCAACCCTGCCGCTCTGAACCCAGAAGGCGGTCAGTCTGCTACTACCTATCCTGTTGGTCAGGGTATGCGTACAGACGACGCTGAAGGTCTTGGTGGAAGTGGTAGTGCTTTCAACGAGATGGCATTCTCGATCGAGAAGGTCACCGTAACTGCTAAGTCACGCGCCCTGAAAGCTGAGTACAGCCTTGAGCTCGCTCAGGACTTGAAAGCCATTCACGGTCTGAACGCTGAAGCTGAACTCGCCAACATTCTCTCCACTGAGATTCTTGCCGAGATCAACCGTGAAGTCATCCGTACCATCTACAAGTCTGCTGAGTCTGGTGCACAAACCAACGTAGCAACTCTTGGTGCTTTCGACCTCGACACCGACTCCAACGGTCGCTGGTCTGTTGAGAAGTTCAAAGGTCTGATCTTCCAGATCGAAAGAGACGCCAACGCGATTGCCCAGCGCACTCGTCGTGGCAAGGGCAACATGATCCTCTGCTCCGCAGACGTTGCCTCCGCTCTGACCATGGCTGGTGTACTCGACTACACCCCTGCTCTGAACGCTAACCTCAACGTTGATGACACTGGTAACACCTTCGCTGGTGTTCTTGCTGGTAAGTTCCGCGTCTACATCGACCCATATTCTGCTAACGTTGCTGCTGATCAGTACTACGTTGCTGGTTATAAGGGTTCTTCACCTTATGACGCTGGTCTGTTCTACTGCCCATATGTCCCCCTCCAGATGGTTCGTGCCGTCGGTCAGGACACCTTCCAGCCTAAGATTGGCTTCAAGACCCGCTACGGCATGGTCGCCAACCCATTCGCTGCTGGTACTTCCCAAGGACTGGGTGCACTCCAGGCAAACGCCAACCGCTACTATCGTCGCGTCAAGGTTCAAAACCTCATGTGATTCTGTTCACATATTTCTGGGAGGGTCTTCGGACCCTCTTTTTTTATGCTAAATAGCTAAAAAACAATCCCATGGCTACTAGTTGTCACATCACAAGAACTAGCGTTGTCACCGGTCAGACAATGTATCTGGTAGAAAACCAGAGATGGTCTGATGACTTCGCTGAGCGCAAAATCTTTCCATCACTGACTGCTGCTAACACAGTCATTGCCCCTACCACAAGAACCATTGGTGGTGTTGAAGTATCAAATGCCAACGGTGGTTTCAAGAATGCCACCGTAGTTGCAGAATGACCCGTTCCCCCTTTGCTAAACAGATAGAAAATAGAAATTTTCTGTCACCAGTTGGTTTTAAATTTTCTCTTGGCAAAACACCAAAGGCTGACTTTTTCTGCACCAGTGCTAGAATACCAGAGTTGAGTCTACAAACAGCGACTCAACCAGGATATCTTAAAGATATTGATGTACCTGGAGAAAAATTAAGTTTTGGAGATCTTACCCTCAGGTTCCTTGTGGATGAGGATATGGTCAACTATATGTCGATACACAACTGGTTAACAGGTCTTGGTTTTCCAGAGACCACAAAAGACTTTGCAGACCTCACAACGGATGCTGATGGTATCAAGAACCAGTTAGAGGAGCAGTTCAGTGATGGGAGTCTATCGATCCTGAACAGTAACTTTCGCGTAAGTTCCATAGTTAAGTTTCAGGACTTGTTCCCAGTATCTTTAACCTCTCTTGAGTTCGATACCACACAACAGGACATCCAGTACTTTACAGCAGAGGCAACTTTCAGGTATACTGTTTACTATATAACTGATTCGGACGGCAGAACTCGCCTATGATGGACCTTGATAAAATTCAGGAGATGTGGCAGAAAGATTCTGTCATTGACCCTGATAACCTACATGATGAGTCACTAAAGATACCGCAACTTCACTCAAAGTATTATACAATATACAATACTATTTCGCTTCTTCGAGAGAAGGCAAGAGATAGTTACAGACGTGTAAAGTTAGAACGGTATAACTACTATACAGGTAAAGCACCAGCGGAAGCGTATGTAGAGGAACCTTTCCCCTACAAAGTTCGTGAAAAAGATGCTATTCAAAGGTATCTTGACGCTGATGAAAAACTGACAACTATCGATCTTAAGATTCGATACTATGATGTCCAAATGAAATTTTTAGAAGAGGTCATCAAAACCGTTGCTAATAGAACCTTTCAAATTAAAAACGCCATTGAGTGGCAAAAGTTCCAAGCAGGATTCTAATGAACGACGAAGAATGGAATTATCAAGATGAAGAATTTGATGATAGTCTTCCTTATATTGAACTTCAATTTGGACCAGAAGATTTATATCATGTATATGAATGTGTGAAGTATCGATATGAAAAATGGTCAGGTGGTCATCCTGATGAGCAGGCAAGACTTGAGTATCTCAAGAATTTTCTGTACAGGGTAGTTTTGGAATATAAGTTTAAAATGCAGTAATAAATATTCATAGGTGAACCCCTATGAGTATGTCTCATTTGATTATATCAAAAAAGAATGAAGTATATTTGAAGGTTGATGCAGAACCACATGTCTTCTACGAGTTAGCAGACCAGTTTACCTTCGATGTACCTGGCGCAAAGTTTATGCCTCAATACCACAACAAG